ATCATGTTGATGGCCAGTTCTGATTTTCTTATCCTTTTGAATAGAATCTTGATAGTTTGCGTTTTGATCGAAATATTAATTTATTTTTGTCTATTCGTGAGCTATATCAAGATTTTAACAAAGAGAGGTTATTATGAATGCTGTAACAGCAAATCACACAAGCCCATTCGATGTAAAAAGGATAAATAACAGTTGGTCCTTTTTCCCATGTCGTAAGACACCGGAAATAAATAAGTTCAAGAGGATTGCCAAAAAGCCGTTCTCAAAGGACTCAGGAGTCAATGGTGCCATAAATCTACCCAAAGATTTTATTTGGAAGATCATTGGAAGTCTGCAAAAGGATCTGCAGAACCATATTCCGACTGCTGTATCAGCTGAGTTATCAGCGATTGTTAGATCGCGGGACGTCCCGAGATATCTAAATTTCTGTAAGAACAAATTGGCGCTAGGCACATTTTCTCATGCCGATTTTTCGACTGAAGAGGTTCGTGCAATGCGACTTCTGACGATAGCAGAAAAGTTTATGTTTGAAAATACTGAAGATGATAGAAAGCAGGCAGCATTGAAGAAATTCGATGAAGCTGAACTCCGTTGTCTGAATTTCAATGATCGCGGGCCCGACTTAAAAGTCTCCGACGGTTATAAGGAATTGTTTATTGATCCAGTCACTTCTCACGCTCGGCACTTTATAAAAAAGGTGTTAGGCAATTTGAATATTGGTGAGATAATTAAGTATGCTCGACATGGACCTGGCTCAAATCTTGACACAACTAGGGCAAGAACGTCTACTTTTGATAAAATGACGAACTTTCCTTACTCTGTTACAGATGCGGCCATCCCTCTTTTCAAACTACTATTATTTACTGATGAACGGTGGTTTCGGAGCCTCCTTTCTGATGTGTTGCGAGAACCGCGAATTTTAATGAGCGGCTATCAAAATAAATCCATATCTCGCTATTTCTTTGAGTTACCTCAAGAAACCCGCGATAATTTCTGGAAAAAGATAATTCATGTAGTTGATTTTAATAGGATCACCACGGTACCGAAAAACTCTTTAACGGACCGTACTATCGCTATTGAACCCACTGGAAATATCATGCTGCAATTAGGTGTAGATGGACTTATCCGTCAACGTTTAAAACGTTTCGGTATAGACCTAAACACTCAAACGAAAAATCAATATCTTGCTCAATTGGGGTCAATAACTGACTCAATTGCCACTATTGATCTATCAGCAGCCCCTGATACAATATCACTTAGAATTTGTGAAAAGCTTTTTCCAAATGAGTGGTACAGACTGATTATGGACCTTCGATCAAATTATGGCCAAATAAACGGTCGTGTTGACGATGTGTGCTATGAGAAGTTGTCTAGTATGGGTAACGGATATACTTTCGTAATTGAAAGCCTAATATTCTCTGCCTTCGTTTATGGTGTACTCCGTGAACAGAATGTAGGTTGGCGTCAAGCACTCAAAAGGGTAAGCATCTATGGTGATGATATTATATTGCCAAGTAGTTATTCCACTGAGTTGTGTTCCGCCTTGCATTGGGCTGGATTCAAGGTTAACTCTTCTAAGAGTTTTGAGTCTGGTTACGTCCGTGAATCATGCGGCAAGGATTTTTA